AATGATACAGACGGCACGAAGGGACTCCAAGCGGCTTACGACCTTTTCGGCAAATCAGGCGACCAAGTCTATGGAGCAATCAAGGCGGGAACGCTCGACTTTGAAGCTCTCGCGAACGCATCGACCGACGCGAGCGGTGCGCTCGACGGAACTTTCGACCAAACGATAACACCGGCGATGCAATTTCAGACGATACTCAATCAGTTAAAGCTCTTGGGGTACGAGATTGCGAATAGCGTCCTCCCAGTTATAGAGCCGTTCATTCAAAAAATAGCGAATGGCATCGGCGCGATCGCTGAAAAATGGAACGCGCTTCCGCAAGACACTCAGCAGAGAATCGTCGCCGTCGGTGTGGCTCTCGCCGCCATCGGTCCGGCTCTACTGCTTATCAGTAAAGTCCTCGCGATTGTATCTACGGCTATCACAGTCGCGACTACTGTGGTCGGCGGTCTTTCGACTGCTCTTTCATTCCTTGCGGCGAATCCTGTTGTTCTCATTATCGCGGGCATCACAGCACTCGTCGCCGCTATCGTAATCCTGTGGAACAAGTCCGAAGCCTTCAGAGGGTTTATTCTCGGAGTATGGACGAACATCCAAACGGCTTTTGGAAATCTCGTCGCATGGTTCGGACAGAAGAAGCAAGAGCTTCTCAATTTCTTCGCGGGGATTCCGGCATGGTTTGGTAGCATCTTTGGACAGGCGTGGCAAGCAATCAAAAACAAGTTTGCTGGATGGGCGAGTTTTTGGGGCGGTCTTTGGACTACCATTAAGAACAAATTTACTTCTATCGGAACGAGCATCGCATCGGCTATCGGAGGCGCGGTCAGATCAGGTATCAACGGCGTAATCAGCCGCATCGAGTCCGTCATTAATTCGGCGGTCAGCATCATCAATGGCGCGATAAGCCTAATTAATAAAATTCCCGGCGTTTCAGTAGGAAAAGTCGGACGCGTAAGCCTTCCGAGACTCGCGAAGGGCGGTATCGTCGACTCGGCAACGATCGCGATGATCGGCGAAGGCTCGTCCTCTGAGGCGGTCATCCCGCTCGACGAGCTGTGGAAACGCTTAGACAAAATGACGGATTCCATCACAGGCGCGGGCGGTGGCTCGCCTGTTGTGGTGAATGTCTACGGAGCGGAAGGGCAGAGCGTCACATCGCTCGCGGAAGCCGTCCGCAATGTGCTTATTCAGGAAGAGAAAAGGAGACGACTCGCATGGCAGTAACAGGAGACCTTTACAAGGGATTTACTTTCGGCGACATCTCGTCAAAGGCATACGGAGTATATATCACACAGGAAGTGGCATACGACGCGCCTGAACGCGATACGGAGGTCGTAGAGATCGCGGGGCGAAATGGTGCATACATCCTCGACAAGGGGAGATTCAAAAACATTACAGTCTCTTACAAGTGCGGGATAGCGCTCGACAGCGAGCAGAGCTTCGAGAGCGCGATCCGCACGTTCAGAAACGCGCTTTCATCGAAGGCGGGCAAATACGTCCGCCTCGAAGACGAATACAATCCGAACGAATACAGACAGGCGGCTTTCCTCGGCGGTATCGAGGTCGACATGGCGGACAGACGCGCGGGGGAGTTTACTGTCTCATTTGACGCAATGCCCCAGCGCTTCCTCAAGTCCGGCGAAACGGCTGTCTCTGTCGCAAGCGGCGGAACGCTGACAAATCCGACGCTGTTTGAGTCGCATCCGCTGATTTCATGCATCGTGTCAGATGATGGCTATATCAATATTGGAAACCAGCCCATAACATTTAATCCCGCGCCGCTTGGAACCCTGACCCTTGTGGAGTCTGCTACATGGTCGGATTTCAACTATACTGAATGGGCAGAGGATATTCGTCTAAAACAACAGCCGTATAATTCCGGAGATGCAATCACGATGGAGGCACCGTATGAATTGACGATGGAAGTATCTTTCACACGTTATTTATCATATACGGAATCGCACACAAGTGGCGGTCTAGATTTGTACTCATCAGCGCAAAGCCGTGAAGGTAAATTCGTAGGGTACTATAAGAACCCGACACCGATCACATTTGTTGCGGGCACAGCATCCACGAAAACCATGACAATAAGTATTGACTTGCGACACCAAGATTCGCCGGGCGGTTCAACTATTACAACAAGGGTATCGTATACCATTACATTGGCATACAACGGTGCAAGGACTATTACACATACCGTGACCAAGACAAGCACGCACCAACAACATACACACTTGCACGGCAGATATGGTTCGGTCACGGTGTATTCGTCAACATCATCATTCAGCGGCACGGTATATGTTGATTTGGATTTAGGCGAAGCGTACACGATAGACGGCACAACCGTCGCATCGGTCAATAATTTTGTTTCGATGGGCAGCGAGCCGCCTGTGTTACAGACAGGCGATACGCAAATCACATTCGGCGGTGTTAGCAACGTAGTAGTGACTCCAAGGTGGTGGCAGATATGATCCCGATTTTGTATGACAGCACAGAAACATCGTTCGCCACAAACGGACTATGTAGGCTTCGCGACTGTCTGTCCTGTGAAGTCACAGAAGAGCGAAACGGCATCTACGAGTGCGATTTTTCCTATCCTGTCGGTGGGGCAAACTTCGACCTGATCCAGCTCGGAAGGTCTATCGGCGTACGGCATGACGATTCTGACGACATCCAGCCGTTTGACATCGTGTCGTATTCGAAGCCGATCAACGGCATCGTCACGTTCCACGCTACGCATATCTCATACAGACAGACCGGCATCGTGGCGACTGGTACAGGGATCACCAGCTTGTCTGCTGCGCTTAATATGGTGAAGACAGCTGCACAGCCGGAGAACCCGTTCGTATATAGCGCGAGCTTCAACTCCAACGCATACATGGCAAGCGCAGACGGAACTCCGAGAAGTGTGCGTCAGTTCCTCGGTGGTGTCGAGGGCAGCATCCTCGATACATATGGCGGCGAATATGAATTTGATAAATATACTGTGATTCTGCACAAATCCCGTGGCGTAGACCGTGATTTTTCTATTAAATACGGCGTGAACATGCTCGACTACAAAGACGACACGGATGCGCTCGGTACTTATTCTTCATGCGTACCGTTTTGGAAGGGCGACAACACCGTCGTGGTCGGTGCACGCGTAGACAGCGGGCTGCCTACAATCAGCGGGAGGAACGAGTGTGCCGCGCTTGATCTCTCTGACAAGTTCGAGGGAAAGCCTACTGCGACGCAGCTTCAGAACATGGCGTTGACAGTCATGCAGAGCAGACAGCCAAACATGCCGAAGTCTACGATCACGGTCGACTTTGTGCGTCTTCAGGACATGGGTGTTGACTGGCTCGGAAATCTGTACAAGTGCAAACTGTGTGATACTTTGTCGGTCGAGTTTCCGCGATATGGCATGAAGGGGCGCTTCAAGATCGTCAGGACTGAGTTCGACGTCCTTCAGGGCAGTTTTAAAAAGATGGAGTTAGGCGCTCTGTCGACAACGCTCTCAGAGGCACTCGGCATCAGCATCGGACTCGGCGTGTCATCAGGCGGAGGAGGAAGCGTCGAGCAAGCGGTCACATTCGCCGGCACACGGTCGAACGCTATCAGTAGAGGCGAGTGTTTCGGTACTTATGACAAGAACTCGAACACAGTCACACTAATTTATCACTTCTACAACAACGCAGATATACCGACGAGTTACACGCTGTTTACGATCCCGGCGGCTTACAGACCGACGACAATGCGATACGGCGGCGCGACATACACGATAGGGTCAGGCAGCTCTGTATCGAACTATAACGGCTACATCACGAACGGCGGTATCATCCGTCAGGACATCTCCAATAATTGCCGGAGCGGGTTCGGTGTTATTCAGTACATTCTTAACTAAGGGATAAAGCAAATGAAAATCTTACTTATAAGCGGACACGGCGCGGGCGACTCCGGCGCGGTAGGATGCGGTCACAAAGAAGCAGACCTGACACGGACTGCGACTAATATCCTCGCTGGAAAGCTCGCCGCCTACGATGTCAGCGTGACTCGGTATCCTGTCGCAAGGGACGCGTATCAGGACAACAGAAACGGCTCTCTCGCGGTGCATCTTGACGGCTTCAACTTAGTCATCGAGGTGCATTTCAACTCCTATAACGGAAGCGCACACGGAACGGAATGTCTTTACAAGCCTACAAGCATGAAGGCTCTCGCGAGCAAGGTCTCCAGCGCGATCGCTTCCTGTGGATTCTACAACAGAGGCGCGAAACAGCGGACAGATCTTGCGAACATGAATCTATGCGCTCGGCTTGGAGTGCATTATATTCTGATCGAGACTTGTTTCATCGACAACAGCGACGACATGACGCTCTACGGCAAGCAGATTTATTCTGTATGGGACAAAGTCGCGTCGGCGGTATGTTCCTACTACGGAATCAAAAAACTCGCCTCAAACGGCGGTAACGCTGTTGGCGAGTGGGTGAAGAAAGGCTCGGACTGGTACTACTACAAGGACGGCGAGCCGGTAAAAGAGAAGTGGGAACTGCACAAGGGCAAGTGGTACTATCTCGGAAAAGACGGAAAGATGTACAAGAATAAGTGGCTCAAGTGGAAGGGCTACTGGTACCATCTCAAGTCAGACGGCGCGATGTCCGTCAGCGAATGGCAGAAGGCATCGAACGGCGAATGGTGCTATCTCGGCAAAGATGGCAAGATGCTATCCGACACTTGGCTCTCTTGGAAAGGCGCGTCTTACTTCTTAAAGAAAGATGGCTACATGGCGCGAGGCAATCTCGAAATCGTTGAGACTTTCGACGGATCAGGTAAATGGGTAGGAGGACGGCAAGCATGACAGATACAATGATTATAGAGGCGGTCGGCTTCATCGTTGCCATGATCGCCGTCGTCGCTCCTATTGTGAGACTTAATACAAATATTGCGAGACTGAACGCAACGCTCGAGGGCATGACTGACGATATAACTTCACACGACAAGCGTATCACAAGACACGGCGAACAGATCGACAATCTTAATGTCACAGTCGCCGAGCATGGTGCTCGCATCAAAGTCCTCGAAGAAGAAGACAGGAGGCAAAGCCATGAATAAAAACTATTGGATACAATGGACTCGTTGCGCTGGTGTGCGGATGCTCAAGACATTCTGTCAGACCGCTCTTTCGATGCTGACAGTCGGACAGGCTTTCATTGAAGTCAACTGGGTCAATGTGCTGTCCGTCAGCGGTGTCGCGGCGGTCATCTCGCTTCTGACCAGCATCGCCGGACTCCCTGAGGTGGACGATACTAAGGTCTACGACCTGACTCACGACAAATAGAAGACGATTCCGACGGCTTCCCATCTTCACCGATCGGAAGGAAAGAGACCTCTTCGGAGGTCTTTTTTTATTTGCATAAAATACGTTATGTAAATGCCATGAGAAAAAAATCACTCAAAGAGTGATAAAAAGTGTTGACATATCACTCAATGAGTGGTAATATAAGAGTGTAAGGAAGAGCAAAACAAATGGAGGTAAAACATGATCTACGCACTCGTCGAATACATCAACAAAAACGGACGCATCTCAATGAAAGCGTTTACTTCCAAAGAAGACACAGACGCATTCGTCGCAAAACTCAAAACTGAGTACACCGTTACAGTAATCCAGTAAACCAATATCAAAGAGGAGCGAGGCGCGAGCCTCCTCCTCGATCAGAAAGGAGCGAGACAAATGAAAGACCAGCGCATTATGAATTATCTCGGTCGCGTAATATGGATGAGCGAGTACGGTTTCATGGTGGCAAAAGGCGACGGAACAGACGAATACTTCGCAACCATCGAAGAAGCAATGAACTATATAGAAGACGCGTTATGCCGGAAGACGGAGGAATAAAGCAGAGTGACGAGCCTAACGGCTCGGTAATGCTACCGACGGCGGTCACAAGTCCGCGATCAGAAAGGAGTAAAGAATGAAAAAATTCGAGGTAGGCAAATCCTACGAATGGTATCAGCGCGAAAACGGAAGCGTCGAAGTGATCCGGCGGAGCGCGAAGTTTATCACAGTTCGAAACGACTTCGGCAATTCGTGGAGGATGCTGATAAGGGTCGACGAAAACGGAGACGAATTCGCAATCGACTCGACAGTACCGAGTAAATGGAGAGACGCTTTCACAGTCTCGGCAGAATGGGAGGCAGAGAAATGAGAGAACCTAAAATCGTAAGGCTCGGAGAGCTTTTCAGAATCCTCGAGGACAGCGACTACTCAAACGAGCGAAAGCTCGAGGAAATACTCTTCTTCAATCACGAGGGAATTATCACAACAGAGGAAGGTGTCGACCTTGTCCTTTGGTACAATATCAAAAAGGAGGCATGACATGACATCAGCGGAAAGAGCGAAAGCGATCAGGAAAGCGAGCCGTCTGACACAGGCGGCTTTCGCTGAGAAATACGGCATCCCTAAACGTACGGTCGAAAACTGGGAAGGCGGTCAGCGGGACGCTCCGTCCTATGTGCTCGACCTTCTCGAGAGATGCGTCTTAGAGGACGCGAAAAAAGCGGAGGACTAATCCCTCGACCTACATACTAAAAACGGCTTAAAACGAAAAACAGGCGGTCAGATGACCGTCTGTTTCTCTTAGGAGTGCCCATGCTTTAAAATGAAGACTGAGGGAGTTTCAAAATGAAACCAAAAAATTAATTATTGATGACACCAAGAGTATAAACCAACAGGAGTTTGGAAAACCATACACACAAAACTGTTGACAGCCGTTTTCCAGTTTGTTATCTTATTGGTAGTGATTAACTGTTCCCTAAATTATGAGATTGGGCAATGGTACTGTTTTACCATCCCAAACCACATAGCAACGAGAGCAGTCTATCACATCCGCTATCATTATAGAGCGACGTGAAAGGAGGCTCGACATGAAGACTAACAGGAGACCGCGCTTCGCCGGACTCGACGCACAGTCCGCTTCAGGACTCGCTCAGATGCTCAACGAATTCTTCGACCAGCATCAGAACGAAAAAGTAGAAGTGACTTACTGCTTCGAGCATGGCATGAGCGCGGTTTTATCGTGGGAGGAGGAAACGCGAATCCCTGAGTCGCTTCGCGAGGAGTATGAGCTGAGAGGCGAACGCTACACTTGCGCGGACTGCGACAAGAGACTTCCCTCGATGGACGGACGCAAGCGGTGCGAATGGTACTGTCTCAGGAGACCGAGAGGAACAGACCTGACCGCTCCAGCTTGTAACAACTTCTACTTGAAAATGGAGGGAGAGAATGGAGAAGGCTAACAGGACATCAAAAAGGCTGTGGATCGCTGAGGTCAAATATAAGATGGCTCTTCGCGAGATCACAGGCGCGGCACTCTCGGCGGCGACTGGATACAGTCTCAACTACATCTATCGCGCCACAGGCGGAACTTGCGACTCGCCGAAGCTGGTCAAAGCGATCAGCGACTATCTCGGCATCGAGCCGTATACAGAGTAAGAGGTGCGGACATGATCCGCGCAAGACTGACAGCTTTCGTCCTTGCTCATCTGATCGCCTTCGGCGGTGTCGGCATTGGGCAAGCGATAGAAACGGCTGAGAGAGTGCAAGAAGAGACCGCTCCGGCTATGGAGTATTGCGGCGACTACCGCGTCACAGCATACGCATACTACGAAGGCGGAGAGGAGAACTACTACACAGCAAGTGGCGCGACTCCAGTCCCTTACTACACAGTAGCGACTGGTGACGAGTTTCCATTCGGAACTGTGCTTTATATCGAGGGCATCGGATATGTCGAAGTCCAAGACCGAGGAGGCTTCGGAGAGGGCATCATCGACCTTCATATCGGTGACACGCCTATGTCCGAATTCGAGGACACAACACGCGCCGTTTACATCGTGAGAGGAGAATGAAAAATGAAGACCTTACTCAAATACGAACTAAAGATAATGCTCGCGATCGGCGCGGTTATGTGCTTCGCGGCGAGCGAAATGGACTACTTTTATCCGACTGCGGAGACCATCTTCAAGCTGATGGGATTCGCCTTCGCGGTGTGGGCGGTCATCGAGCCGAAAAGAGAGGAGGAGACCGATGAGGATTGACATGGGAAAATGGAATTCCGCGACGAAAAGTTGCTATTACGCTGACTGGAGCTATAACGCTCAAAAGGTATGCAAGGATGTCGGAGTCCTTCCAACATATGAAGATGGGAAACACATATTCTCGTTTTTTGTAAGAAACAAATACGCAAAGAACAATAGGAGAAGCCTTCTCAGGTTAGCACTCACGCCGGACGGAAATTTAGAATACTTCACTTATAACGGCGATTCGAGACTAAAGCCGAGATGGTACATAGAGACAGCAGTAGAAAAGCTTTGTCTTCTGTTAAATGCTTTCTGTCGAAATGGATTCATTAAGGAGGGCGACTATGAAGATTGAAAGTCAGGCGGACGCTATCCTCCATTACATGGAGACGCATAAGAAAGGCATCACACCGATCGACGCGCTCGAGCTGTGCGGATGCTTCCGGCTCTCGGCTCGGATTTGGGACTTGAGACATAAGGGATTCGTCATCGAGTCTCGTCCTGTCAAAGGTCATCAATATTGCCGGTATGTTCTTCTGAAGGAGGAGCGCGATGTATGACAGACTGTTTGACTATCAGTTTGAACTGGCTCTGTCTGATCTTGACAGGGTCTGCGACTGGGACGAGCGGGAAGTAAAGAACAGACCGCTCGACGACGCGGACGACTGGGAAGCGAACTGTCTCTCAGAGGAAGCGCACAGACGGATGCTCGAGCGGGCATCCAAGGAACATGAAGAAGCCATGAAAGCGATTGAAAGGTGGTACAAGAAATGAGATACGAATTCGAAATCTTTACAAACGGACTGACATACACTTCCGCGCTCAAACTTATCGTCTGTGAAGAGGACAGACACGACCTCGAGCGAGTCCTGTTCGAGAACGGATGCGAGGTACGAATCAGACCAGTAAAGGAAGACGAGGACGAGGAATAGAAGGAAAGGAGTGCCAACATGAAAAAGTTGCAACAGATTCAGCAGACTCTCAAAGCGTCTAAGGACATGAAGAACACTTTCGGCGGTTTCAACTATCGAAGCGCAGAGGGTATCTATGAGGCTCTAAAACCGCTTCTGAGAGAGTTTAATTGCGATTTGGTACTAAGTGACCATATCGAAAACATCGGTGCTTATAACTACGTTGTGAGCACAGCCACGCTCAAAGACCTCGACTCAGGAGAAACGGCGAGCGCATCCGCTCCGGCAAGAGAGGCGGCATCCAAAAAGGGCATGGACGACTCTCAGGTAACAGGGTCTTGCGTATCCTATGCGAGAAAGTACGCTATGTGCGGTCTGTTCCTGATCGACGACGCGAAAAACGATCCTGACAGCGACCATCAGACGAGGAAGAGACAGGAGGCGGAGTCCTTCGATATGCTAATCAGCGACAGCGATGCGAACAAACTGACCGCGCTTCTCGGTGATAGGCTTCCGAAGGCACTCGCCTATTATGGGGTGAGCGATGTGCATCTTCTCACGAATGAACAGTATAGCGACTGCGTCAGAAGGACGGCGAAATAAATGTCTAAAGGCGGATACATCAAACTCCACAGGAAAATGCTCAATTGGAAATGGTTTCAGAGTCCTAATACCGTCGTCGTGTGGCTCGCTCTGCTGATGCTCGCGGAATGGGATAACGGATGCGACATCCGAGCCGGTCAGGTCGAAGTCAGTCAGCAAGAGCTTTCCGAAATAACTGGACTGTCTCGGCAACAGATCAGGACGGCGATAGCGCATTTGGTATCAACCAAGGAAGTAACCAAGGAATCAACCAAGAAAGCAACCAAGGGAACGATGCTTCTAACCATTGAAAATTGGCGGTTATATCAGTCCGACAACAGGAAGAGCAACCAAGGAAGCAACCAAGGAAGCAACCAAGGAAGTAACCTTCCTACTATTATAAAAGAAAATAAAGAAATAAAAGAAATAAAAGAAGGGCAATCGGACGAAGCCTCGGAAGGCGACTTCGTCCCGATGCCGGAAGAACTTAAAGAGAAGCTTCTCAAAGGCTTCAAGATGTAAGGAGGACGAAAATGAATAGAGTAAACCTTTGCGGACGGCTGACTAAGAATCCTGATCTAAGAGCGACATCGACAGGGATGTCCGTCTGCTCGTTCACAGTAGCCATCGACAGACCGAGAAATAAAGAAGGAGTAAAGGAGGCGGACTTCATTCGGTGCAAGGCTTTCGGCAAACAAGGCGAGTCTATCGCCTACTACAAGGGTAAAGGCGATATGATCGCCGTCGACGGTCGTCTGCAAACTGGGTCGTATGAGAAGGACGGAATTCGCCATTATACGACCGATGTAATTGTCGAGAGAGCGGACTTCCTCGCGAAAGAAAAACACGCTCAGAACGACGAAAAACAGCCTTCTACGATGCCGTCAGGGTTTGAGTCAATCGGCGACGACGATATTCCTTGGTAGGTGCTGATATGAAGCATTTAGGAGACATCAAAAAAATAAACGGAGCGGAGATCGAGCCTGTTGATGTCGTGACAGGCGGGTCTCCGTGTCAGGACTTGTCTGTCGCTGGTAAACGCGCCGGACTTGATGGAGAGAGAAGCGGTCTGTTTATGGAGCAGATTCGAGTCATTAAGGAGATGAGAGAACATGATAAAGCAAGCGGGCGAACAGATGAGTTTATTCGACCAAGATACATGGTTTGGGAAAACGTCATCGGAGCAATCTCGTCAAATGGGGGGGAAGACTTCAGGTGCGTCCTCGAAGAGACGGCGCGGATCGTCGAGCCGTCCGCCTCTATTCCTCGACCTATCGGAAAGTGGACTCCGAGCGGGTGCATCATGGGAGACGGATGGTCAATCGCTTGGAGAGTACACGACGCGCAGTTTTGGGGAGTGCCCCAGCGAAGAAAACGTATCGCTCTTGTCGCAGATTTTGGAGGAAGAAGCGCCGCAGAAATACTATTTGTCAGAAAAGGCTTGTCGCGGGATTCTGAACAGAGCAGAGAAGCGGGGGAAGGGTCTTCCGCAGATTCTGAAGGACGCGCTTCTGAATCAGATTCAGCGGGGTAGCTGCGACGCTCAAAATCAGGGGGGGTCGAGAGATTGACAGCCTCGGAAAAAGAGCGGGGAAAGGAGCTTTGATTCAATGGAACAAAAGCGCGACACTCGGAGTATCTCAAGATCAGACGCTGTTTGTTTTATAAAAATGAAAACGGTTACTGAAAAGAGATACGGCGAATATCACGAAGACGATAGAAGCGTCACTCTCCGTAACTCCGGCGCGACATATGGGGGGGAGCGAGGTACTTATTCTATCAAGACACAGTCGGAGCGATATGCGCGAGAGACTACAAGGGAGTCGGCAGTCAGTATGTCAGAGAGCAGAAGCTCATAGTAGAGGTAAAGAAATGCAAGGCATAAACGGAAGCATCGCTGGAACGCTCGACAGCAACTACTACAAAGGATGCGGAGAGCGTCAGAACATAGAAAGAGAGGTCGTCTATATGGAAAAAGAAGAAACCGCCGTCAGAAGACTCACGCCGCTCGAGTGCGAACGGCTTCAAGGGTTTCCGGATGGATGGACTGACATCGGAGAATGGACAGACTCAAAAGGTAAGAAACACAAAGAAGCGGACTCTCCGAGATATAAAGCATTAGGAAACTCTATCGCGCTTCCGTTTTGGTTTTGGCTTCTTAGGAGAATATCTGCACAGTACGAACGTCCCGCAACGCTCGGAAGTCTGTTCGACGGGATCGGCGGCTTCCCGCTTTGTTGGGAGCGGTGCAACGGAAAAGGTACTGCAATATGGGCAAGCGAGATAGAGGAGTTTCCTATCGCGGTAACAAAAATTAGGTTTCCAGAGGAGGGAACAAATGAGCTATAAAAGAACAATGCGCGGAGTCGACTATCTGATTGAGAACGAACTCGACTTTGCGACAGAAGAACACGGAGCGACCTTCGCAAGTATGCACGAAGGCGCGGCGGTGCTTTGCGAAGAGGTTGACGATGTCGCGCTCGAATACCGTAACATGGCAAAAAACTACGATATGCTGTGGGCATCAGTAAAAGAAGACGACAAAAAGACCGCAAGAAAATGTGCCGATGATATTGCATCATTCGCTGAGCGTCTCGCCTGTGAAGCGATTCAGGTCGCGGCGATGGCTCTGAAATTTACCGATACAGTAGAGGAGGGAGAAGATGCTGATACTTGCAATTGATCCCGCGCCGGTCTATGACTCTTACTGCATCATAGATACTGACGACTATTTCTGTCTTGAGTGTGGAAAGGTGAATGTCGAATCGTTCCGCCGGATCATGAGCACGCGCCTCGAATTCGACAAGGTCGTCATAGAAGGGATGTCTTCCTATCATGCCGCAGTCGGTGAGACGACCTTCGAAACGTGCTACGAAATCGGTCGTCTTATGGAGATCGCCGAGCGGACTCCTGTTGTTGATAGCGAGACAGGCGGTTTGAATGTACGACCGGCAGACGTTATAAAACGGCGCGATGTAAAAAGACTTTTGCATCTTCCGAGCAATACCAATGACGCGGGCATTATCCAGTATTTGACGCACAGATTCGCTCCTAACGAGCCGAACTACGGCAAGGGTACAAAGAAAAAGCCTTCTTGGTTCTACGGCTTTAAGGCGGACATTTGGCAAGCCTACGCGCTCGGTGTGGCTTACATCGACAGAGAAGGCTTTGAGCATCGCGAGTGTAATAGGTTTGAGAGGTGATCGAATTGGGCGACATTTGGTATCCGACGAGGGCGGAAGAAAGCGGTGTCACGCGAGAGCAATACTTTTCCGCGATATGGTTTATAAGGGACTACGACAACATGGTTAGAGAAGCGCAAGACCTTTTAGACCAGTCGCCGACACACGACGGACAGCCGAGGGGAAGCGGGACGAGTGATCCGACAGCGGCGGCGGCTGAAAGAAGGGAGCGAGTCCTTCGAGATATTAAGTGTATCGAGGACGCTTTCGACATAGTGCCGGACGAATTTAAAAAACCGCTCTATGAGAATCTCGTCCATCGAGTGCCGGAGTATAAGCTCTCGCTCAATCCGAACGACATCAGACAGAAGCATCCTGACGCGATCAACAACGCAGAGACGACAATCCAATACTGGAGAGTCAAACTCGTCGTCGCGGTAATAAGGAACAGAGAGAGAGCAGAATGGAGGTCATACTGATGGGAGATGAATACATCAATAGAGAAGACACAATAAAGACAATAGAAAGTGAAACATATAGACACGATTATCTTGACCATGTCATTGACATTATTGAAGACATTCCATCCGCAGATGTCGCACCGATCAGACGCGGACATTGGATATACGACCAATGTGATATTGTCTGCTCTGAATGTGGGACGGCATTTAGCGACGAGGTCTGTTATATGATGCGGAGCGACGTAAGTTACCATGAGCCGAAGCATTGTCTATGGTGCGGTGCAAGAATGGACGGTGAAAAATGAGAGAGTATTTTCTCGAGGATGTACTGCATCCAAACGGCGGTATAACTATCAAATGCAAAGATGACCGCGATTGCGTATTCTGTGCAAAGTGCTCGGACGTGTGGTGGGATTACACAAACTTAATCTACATGATCGCTTGCGAAGACGGACACGATCCATGGGACAGACCTTGTAAACACTTTCAAGAAGACACTAATCCGCTGACAGGGGAGTAAATCCTGTGCTATACAATAAGCGGGAACAAAAGAAAATCACTATTACTTTTCATGTAAACTCCTTTCAAGCGTGAAATGTAACTCGGAGAAGACAGTCGACTCGGCTGTCTTTTTCGTTATGGGAAGATGGGAACAGAAACGGCGAACAGGAGAAAAGAACTCCAAGCCTTTTACAATACTCCGGCATGGAGGCGGACGCGGGAAGCATACAGGCAAAGCGTCGGCGGACTGTGCGAGGATTGTAAGGACAAAGGCATTATCAGAGCGGGCGACTGTGTGCATCATGTGATACCGCTATCGCCTACAAACCTGAGCAACGAGAACATCACGCTAAACTGGGCAAACTTGCGTCTACTTTGCGACGAGTGCCATGCTCGCGTACATCAGGAACGAGGCGACGAGACGAGCGGAGGGCGGCGAAAGGGTAAGCCTTTAGGAAAAGCACGACGGAGAAGGTATCGCATAGACGAATACACAGGAAGCGTCTCGATCAGGAGCGACGAAGATGGAACAAGCAAAAACAAATCATCGAGGCGGTAATCGCAACAGAGGGATACAAGAACAGACCGCGATCGACTGCATAAATCTTAAAACACCATGGTTTGAGTATGCGGGAGATTATTGCGGAATAGACGCGCCGGTTAGAGTCAGGTGTAAGAAGTGTGGCTCGGAGCTTGTTCGGTCAATGGTAACGATCAGGATGGGGCAAGCGACGTGTAGCGTATGCAGAGAAGCCGAACGGAACGCTCGCAGAAAAGCAAAGCAAGAAGCGGAAGCAGAAGAGCGAGCGAGGAAAGAATCCGAACGGCAAGCAAAGAGAGAAAGAGCAAGACAGGAAAAGGAAAGACGCGAGGCTGAAAAGTTAGCGCGTCGTCATCCATGCGTTATATGCGGAACTGTCACGACAAACAAATATTGTTGTTCTACTCGTTGCAGTCAGCGAAGACACAATCAGATTAAAGAAGTAAAGAGAAGAGCAAAACTTCTAAACGCTTTGGTAGATGCAGACATCACACTCGAAGCGTTATACGAAAGGGACGGCGGAGTCTGTTACATTTGCGGGAAGCATTGCGACTGGACAGACAGGGAAACAACCGACGGAACTGTTATCTGTGGCAATAGTTATCCATCAATTGACCACGTTGTTCCGCTTGCAAAGGGCGGACTGCACGAATGGAGTAACGTAAAGCTCGCTCACAGGCATTGTAATAGCGTGAAAAGCGACAATATAGCTCCCCTTGGTCGCGCAAATGACCGCTAAGGGAACAT